CAGTGCAACTCCTTGCTGAATGGAGTTGCCTTGTCAATGCCGCTAGAACCGGTCACGGCTTGGAGTGCCAGGATGTTCAGCCACGCAGGCACACGGCTGCCGATCTGGCCTTGCTCGGAGAGCTGGCGGCACAGTGCGATGCAGCGATTGGCCATGTCATGGGCCTGTTGCAAGCCCAGGGTGGGCTCATTGCTCAGGTACCAAGCCAGCACGTGGGACGCAATCTCCGTCCACACGCGTTGAGTGTGCTCAGGCTGTTGGTCCCACTTTGGACAAACAAGCTTTTGCTCCGGTGACATCAAGTTGAAGGCGGCTTCATACGCAACCTTCCCGAGAATCCCGGGTGGACTGATAGTCTTCGTGTTCATTGAAGGTCCTTGCGGAGTGATGCCGGCGTATCCGGCAGATGGATAAAGGTCGCTTCGCAGTCCAGTCTTTTGCTGCGAAAGCGTGGGTTGACGGCCTCGATTTCCACGCGCTGTTTGCGCATTCGTGAGGCCATAGATCGAGCGGCATGGCCGCTGGCATTGCTTGAGTCGGGGTAGTGGTGCAGGGCCTTGACGACCTGGTCGTCTGCGGCCTGGATCTCGATGCAGAGAACCGGTCGACCGGTCGTGCCGTAGCGGCATTCGCAACTAATCACGGTGCCCGTGATGCGCAGTCGAAATGCCATCGCCCTTCCCTGTCCGGTCAGTTCGGACGCCAAAGAAAGACGTCCAGGCCGATCACGAACAGCCCGATGACGACGGCCAGGCCCACACAAACGCCGGCGGCACGAAACCCGAACGCAGGCTCAGGCAACGGACTGTCCCGATATGCGACGAGGTTGTTTGTGACGATCTGCTCGTCAGTGGGAGATGTCGGCCAAAAACCTTGCCAGCGAGGCGTGTGCGCACCAGGTGCCGCAACAACCTCACTCGAGTCGATGTGACGGCCAAAGGCTTGGTCCAGCGATCGAGGGTGTGTGTAGGCCAGCAGATCCTGATGGCCGAGGGCTTGAAGTTCGCGCATGTTCATGGCAGCAACTCCAGTCCACGCAACACATGGACGTACAGAATAAGCAGCCCGGCCGTGCATGAGATGCAAGCCAGCGTTTTGATGACGTTCGGCTTGTTTGGATCCTCGAGCGGATCTGTGCGGTACTCGGCGTTGACAGCGCTTTCCGGGGCTGTGACCGGTTGAGGGTGCGACATGAGTCCTCCATCTGTGAAGATGGAGGAATTAAATCATGCTTTACTTTTATCTGTAAAGCATTCTTTACTTGCAGGCGAAGTTGTCTTGTCGATGCTTCCTGGGAGCATCTTCAAAACATGGTCCTAATAACGACTGAAGTCTCAGCCTGGCCCGGCAAGGGAAGCGCTAGCCCTCATCCCCACTACTGCTGGGCCTGTCCTGGCTGGGAAACAGGTAGATCTTTGCGCTAGCCGATTGATCGTTTCTTATCTAAGACCTTCCGTTCCCATTGCTGTACTAGAGCATCGAGGTTCTCATCTATGAACTCGATCGCCTCCTCGGGGAGCGCGGAGATCCGCTGATGGTTGACCCTACGGAATGGCCAGTTTCCTGAGTTTCCTGTGGCTTGATTGGCACTCTCAGCTTGGAGATGCCGGTCCGTGTGCGGAGCGCCTTTTCCAGTTGCAAGCCAGACGGAGCTGACGCCTAAGTAGACAGCGGCAAAGGCACTGTTCTCTGCTGTAAGTGCCTTGGTCTTTCCGGAAATCACTTGATAAACAGCTTGCACGCTAACGCCCAGCTCAGTTGCTAGGCTTTTTGCATCCTTGCCCGCGAGTTTTAGGGCTTGATCAAGGCGTTCACCGTATGTCATTGACGAAAGCATACTTTCATACGCTGTAAGCATGGTTGGCATCGATTAAAGAATGCTTTAAACTGCAACGATGTTGAAAACGACTGCAATCAAGTTGCTCGGCGGTAGTCGCCGAGTCGCCGCTCAAAAGCTGGGAGTTACGCCCCAGGCAATCAGTGGCTGGCCTGATCCGCTTCCACCGCGAATCGAAGACAGGGTTGTCGCGGCCGTTGCACGTGAGCACCTGCCGTCTCATTTTTGGAGTGATCCACCTCCATCGTCTCCAAACCATGGGTCAACTTTTTCTGTTTGCGATCCTGTTAGCGGAACAGCCAATGCGTAGCTCGCGCCATCGCAAAAAGCACCTTGCTCGAGTTCTTTTCAATGCCAGTTCAAGCTTGATATCACTCGGAAATTGCGGCCACGCCGATTGTTTTTCTTGCTTCATTGAGTTTGTAGGTGACTGAATGAGCGCCAGTATTTCCGTTCCACCCGGCCTCGCCTATGGCGTAGACGAGGTCATTCCCGCCGTGTTGCCGAGCACCGACGTCAAGTCAGCGGCCTACCAAGTCGCTCACAGCTACCCCGGTGGCCTCAAGTCTCTGGCTCATGCCATGGACATGCCGCTGAGCTCGCTCGAGAAAAAGATCAGTCCGTCCAACGAGACCCACAACCTTTCTCCTGCTGAGCAACTGCTGTTGCAGCATCTCACCGGCAAGGTCACCGTGCTCCAGGCCATGGCCCACTCGCTGGGTTATGTGGTCGTCAAGGCTACCCCCGACCAATCGGGTGGCGATGTGTTTGAGGCATTTGCGATCCAACAGCAGTCACAGAGCGACTTCATGCGCTCGATCGCGGACCCGCTTGCCACCAGCGGACTGGATGGGTTCACGACGGGCAACGAGATCCGCCGTATCGACTACTGCGCTCAAGAACTGATCACGGCCACGTTCAATCTGGTTGGGGTGATGTTCTCGCGCAAGCGTCCTCCTCCGCCGGCCAACTGAGATGCAAGTCAACATCCAGTTGCAGGGCTTGGAAAAGGTCCAAAAGCTGATGGACAAGCTCAGCGGTCCAGCGACGCGCCAGGCCATGGCTAAGGCGATCAACGACACCGGGTTCCAGATCCGGCGGACGATGCAAAACGAGATGCGCAGCGTCTTCGACAGGCCGACAACCTACATCACGAGTAGTCCGCGCGTCCAAATGGCGACGCCGGAAAAGCTCACAGCAACCGTTCTTCCGACCTACGTGGGCGGCAAGGGCATCGATCCTCAAAAGATCCTCGATGCGCAGGCACACGGTGGGCGCCGAAACGACAAACGCAGCGAAGTGTCGCTACGCAAGGCGGGCATTCTGCCGTCGGGATATCAAACGGTGATCCCCGCGACACCGTACCCCGGAAGCGACGACGGCCGCGGCAATATCCGCGGCCCATTTGTTGTTCAGTTGCTCAGCTACTTCCAGGCCTTTGGTGAGCAGGGGTACCGCGCGAACATGTCCAGCCGGACCCAAGCCAAGTTGCACAAGGGCAACGACAAGGTCGCCGGTCGTCGTTACTTCGTCGCTTATGGCCGGCTGAGGGGTGGGCGTAGCGGCCACTTGCCGCCCGGCATATGGGCGGCCCAAGGTACGGGTGGCGTCGACGTGCGCCCAGTCCTTCTGTTCGTTCGCCGGGCGAGCTATCGCCCATTGCTGCGCATGGACACAGTGGCTCGCAAAGCCAATGCGAACGAATACCTCGCACGCCGCATGCGCAAACACATCCGTGACGCCGTGGGCGTCTGATCGCACAACGACAAGGACATCTCAAACGTGCAGGAAAACTATCACACCGTCGTCGACCAGATGGAAGCGTTCGGCATCAAATTTCGCAAAACGGATCTTCCACTTAAAACGGATCAGGCGAAGCGAAAGACGTGCGGCCTTGGTGGCAAATGGTGGTACCGCGTCTACGAGTTCAAGCCGAAGAACAGCAATAGGACCTTTGTGGTCGGCAGCTTCGGCAGCTACAAGACTGGGGACTGGCAGAAGGTTGACGTGACCTGGGAAGGGTTGAGCGACGAACAACGAGAGCAAGCCGCTCAGCAACAGGCAGTTGTCGAGGCGGCGGCCGAGCAGCAGCGCAAGATGATCGCGCAACAAGCCGCCCTGTCTGCCGTAGAGGTCTGGCGGCGTGGCCGGCCTGAGGGGCAGTCTCCTTACCTCGAGGCGAAAGGCTTGGTCGGCGAGTCATGCCGATTCGTGCTCGAGGACGTGTGGATGATCGTCGACGAAGACGCGGACGTATTCGAGTACTCGGCATCAGGAACACCAGCTCGTCCCAAAGAGCGTCGTGTCCAGTTGCCTGTTGGCACGCTGCTGCTACCGATGATTCGTTACGACCTGGCTCGAGAGCAAGCCCTGCAGGCCGTTCAACACGTGTTGCCCAACGGACGCAAGATTTTCACCAAGGGCTTCCACAAGCCAGGCTGTGCTCTTCGGCTAGGTGAGATTGGAGAGGATCCGTGGCTGATCATGATGTGCGAAGGCTACGCCACTGGATTGAGTGTGCGCCTGGCCATCGACTGCCGCTTTCCGGTTTTCGTGGCCTTCGATGCCGGCAACCTCATGCCGGTAGCCCAATTGTTGGCCGACAAGTATCCAGATGCGCACATCCTGGTTTGCGCGGATGACGATTGGACAACCCGTGATCAGCTGACTGGCAAGCTCAACAACCCGGGCAAGACAAAAGCCAAGGCTGTGAGCCGTGCCGTGCCCAATACCTCCTGGATCTGGCCGGTTTTCGAGAACGTGATCCGCCACCCAAAGGATACGGATTTCGATGACCTACGCCGACGCGAAGGTCTCGACATTGCCAGGGCCCAGATCGGCGGGGTGGTGAAGCATCTGGAGCGGCGATATGGTCGATAAGCCGGTCACAGACGACCGTTGGTCGACCACTGACGCTGGCGTGCAGCCAGCGTCCACCTCGACTCACGGCGCGGAGGCGCCGCATGATGGACCCGACGCATGCTGCGACGCTGTAGACGGCGCTGGAGCCAACGGATCCCAAGCCACCACCGATGGCGCGAATGCGCCATCGCACGTCACCCTCGGCGCGGACGCGCCGCTGGATGAAGCTCTGTCTTCGAACGTGGCTGACTTTGGCGCAGCGCTCAGGCAGCGTCACGCTGCTGATTTATCTTCATCTTCTGCAGCCGCTCCCCTCTCCCCCGAAAAGGCGCCAGCGCCCTCAGGTAGGAGGGGGGGTAAGGCCGACGCAAAGAAAAAGGGCGATGGCGGGGGCGGAAAGCCGCCTCCTAAGCAACCGGACTGGGGCAAGTACAACTACCTGGTCAAGAATTTCTCGTTGATCTACGGCACAGATACGGTCTGGGACGATGAGCACCGCCTCACCATGAAGATCTCGGCTATGGCCCACGCGCACGGCGGCGACATGGTGAAGATGTGGAAGGCGTCCGAACAGCGCAGGACGGTTTTACTCACAAACATCGTCTTCGATCCGACAGCGACCTGTGATGCGGACACCTGCATCAACCTTTTCGATGGCATGGCGCACGAGCCCGAGCCCTGCCAGGACGAAGAGATCCAGGTGATGCTGGATCTGCTGCGCCACCTTTGCAGTGACTGCGATAGCGGCGCCACAAAAATCGATGATGTCATGCACTGGGTGCTCTGCTGGCTGGCTCTGCCGCTTCAGAGGCCGGGCACAAAACAGCAGACCGCCCTCGTTTTTCACGGGGCCCAGGGCACTGGTAAAAATCTTTTCTTCGATTGCATCAAGCGCATCTACGGCAAATACGGCGCGATGATCGGCCAGACCGAGCTCGAGGACAAATACAACGCTTGGCTCAGCGCGAAAATGATGCTCGTCGCCGATGAGGTGACCACCAGGCAGGAGCTGTATCACAACAAAAATAAGCTCAAGTGGCTGATCACCCAGACCGACCCAGTCCCGATCCGCGCCATGCACGCTGACACACGGTGGGAGACCAACTATTCGAACCTGGTCTTCCTATCGAACGAGTCGAAGCCATTGGTTCTGGAGCCCGGTGATCGACGAATGCTGGTGGTCTATACGCCCGTCCCGGCCGTCGAGTCGCTGTATCGGCGTGTAGCCGATTTCCTGGCCGATGGAGGAGAGGCCAAGTTCTATGACTACCTGCTGCGGTACGACATCGGCGACTTTCACCCCCACGTCAAGCCCCTGATGACCGAGGCCAAGAAAGACTTGATCGTCCTGAGCATGCAGGCGCATGAGCGATTTCTGCACGAATGGTTTGAGGGATTTCTGCCTCTCCCCCTGCGGGTGTGCTCTGCTGAGCAACTCTACAAAGCATTCATGCGTTGGGCTGACATGGCTGGCGAACGCTACCGCCCGAATCGTGAAGCGTTCACACGGGAGGCGCGGCGATATGTTGTTGAAAGGGTGGACCTAGATGCGAACGGCAAACGGTGTCAGCCGAAGCTGTCATACAAGGTCATCAACGTCCGAAGCCCCGAAACTTCAAATGGTCGAAAGGCCATGCGTTGCTGGATTCCAGATGGATGCGGCATTCCTGAAGATGGTCAATCTGAAGGTGATTGGGCCGCCGCCGGCATCGATGCATTCACCACATCGCTCAATAAGTTCTATTATTCGGACCGCGCACCTGGCATGAGCGGTGGACAAGAGGACGGTAATGACTGAGCCTCGCCATCCCTTGACAGAAGAAAACCCAGGTTTTATGCGGGTTCCAGCGTCATTTCCTCGTTTACGCCCTGTCGTTACGCGCGTTACGAGTTGCGTTACGCCGCTAAGCCCCGTCGTTACGTGTGTTACGCGTGTTACGCGACATTTCTCACACATGTGTGTGCGTGCACATGTGTGCAGACGCGTACGTACCTGCGTGTATGTACACGAGGCAAAACCGCGTAACACGCGTAACACGCGTAACCATGCGGGTTTGCGGCGTAACGCACTGCGTATCACACGTAACCATGCGGCCTGCGAGCGCATTTCACCTGCCTGCGCCTTATTCCATGCGGGTTCCCGTTCCCTCACACATTTCTTTTTTCAAAAAGAAGTTGGAATAGGGTTAAAGCTGTTTGTCTTGGCAGCGATCAATGCGATCCCAGGCTCTGCAGCGCATTTCTGTTCATCACTGCACCCTACCCCTTGCCGACCCTGCCTTGACCTGCCTGCGGCCCGCCCTGGACCGCGCGCGCCCCGATGCCGTATCGGTCTCTCGCGGCTGGCCGCTGCCCCTCTGCCTCCGTCGACCTCGATGCACCGATGCGGTGCACTCAAGCCAAGTTCGGCGGGTCCTCCCGGACCAATGTCGATTGCGGGTAATTCGAACCCCGCCGAATCTCTAGTTCTCACAAGTTGTATGAGGTAAGTAAGCATGAGGATCGTTGGTCAGACTGACATCAGCGCTATATTTGGAGTAGCACCCAAGACGATTACGGAGTGGCAAAGCCAGGGCATGCCCGTGGCTGTCCAGGGTGGCCCGGGGATCCCGAGCGAATACGAATCCGACGACTGCATTCGGTGGCTGGTCTCGCGTGAGGTGTCCAAAATTCAAGGCGAGTCGCCTAAGGATCGGCTTGACCGGCTCAAGGGCGATCAGATCGAGTTCGAGATGGCCAAGGAACGGCGCCAATACATCCCGGCCGACGAAATCGCACCGGTGTGGGAGGGGGCTGTTCTACAAGCCCGCGAGTTTTTGGTTGGCGAACCCGGCCGCGTCGCGAACCTGTGTGTGGGACGGGACCGTGCACAGATTGCCGAGCTGCTCACCGCCACGTTTGACGGCTTCCTGGCCCGCTTGGCCCAGTCGGTCTCGATCGACGACGAGTCGAGCGATGCACACGATGAGGGCGAGGAGGATCTCGAATGAGCGTGCCGCATGTACCCGCTGCCCGCTCGCACGCCCATTGGGCTCGCATGGCATTGCGCGGCATGTTTCGTCGCACCTGGGCCAAGCTCAAGCCGCCGCCGCGCCTCAATTGCGCCCAGTGGGCCGCCAAGAACCGATGGCTGAGCGAGGAGGAAAGTGCCATTCCTGGCAAGTTCAAATGGGCGGTCTCACCGGCCCTTGAAGACATTGCCATCGCCTGCAGCAGACCGGGCGTGCGCAAGGTCGTAGTTCAGAAGTCTGCACAGGTCGGTTACACCGCCGGCATCGTTTGCAATGTCATCGGCTACAACGTGCATTACCGGCCCAGCGTTATCGTGGCGCTCTTTCCTCGCACCCAGTCAGCCAAGGATTTCTCAACCGAAAAGCTTGAACCGACTATCCGTGCAACGGCAGTCTTGGCCAGCCGCATCGAGCTGCGCAGCCGCGCTCTCGGCAACTCGACGCTGCGCAAGAAATTTCCGGGCGGCCTGCTCAAGCTGGTGGGGTCCAACAGCCCGGCCGACGTGAAGTCGACAAGCGCCCGCATCGGCATTGCCGAGGAGCCCGACGACGTGTCGAACGACGTGCGGGGCCAGGGCAACAGCTTGCGTCTGCTGCAGGAACGTCTCAAGACCTACGGCGACAGCCTATTTCTGCTCGGTGGTACACCCACCGCCAAGGGGGCTAGTGCCATCGAAGCCGAGATGCAGACCACGGACAAGCAGTACTTCTACGCGCCTTGCCATGGCTGCGGCGAAGCGCACATCGTCGGTTGGCAGCATGTGACCATCCCTCAGGACGCCGAGCAACCGCCCCGCGAGGTCTACAACCACCACTGGTGGGAACGCGCTTACTACACCTGCCCCCACTGCGGCGAGACCTGGAGCGATGACCAGCGCATTGCCAACATTCGTCGCGCCAAGGCAGCCGGCTTTGGCTGGCTGGCCACGGCGAAAAGCGAGAACCCTGGTTTCTACCTCAACGAGCTGCTGAGCACATTCGACGGATCTCGCGTGCCAGTCCTTGCAGAAAAGTACCTGGTTGCAAAGGACAAGATGGATAAGGGCGATCCGTCAGACATGATCGCCTTCCGCAACTCCACCGAGGGGCTGCCTTGGGAGTACAAGGGCGAGCTGCCGGAGGAGGATGAGCTGCGCAACCGAGCCGAGCCTTACGCCGAGTGGTCCTGCCCAGCTCGTGCATTGGAACCCGTGATGATGGTCGACGTCCAGCACGATCGCGTGGCGGTCACGGTCTGGGTGTTCGGCCGCGGTGAGGAGATGTGGCTTGCACATTGGGGGGAGTACTACGGCAAAACCGTAGTGGCCCACCAGGGTGCCTGGCTTGAGCTCGAGGCGCTGCTCGATCGACGCGTCCGCAATTGCCTGGGTGTCGGTCTGCGCATGAGAGCCATCGCAATCGACTCCGGTGACGGACAGACCAGTGAGGCGGTCTACTCGTTTGTACGGAAGCATCACAAGGTCGAGCGACCGGTGTACGCCGTGAAGGGTGCATCGGACGATGTCGGCAAAGTCGAGATCTGGCAGCCACCCAAAGCCATCGACCCGAATGGGCGATCAACCAAAGCCAGTCGGATGGGCATCGTGGTGCACATGGTGGGCACGGCAAAAGCCAAGGATTTGATCCTGGGATGGTCCGAGGATGCAGGCCGCGTCCGGCTATCGGGCGATGGCCCAGGCCACATGCATTGGTACGAAGGTGTGCGAGACGACTTTTTTGAACAACTGCTGGGGGAGATCAAGATTCCCAGTCGTACCAACACACGCCTGCGCGTCTGGAAGGAACGACGCGATCGAAACCATGAAGCTCTGGACTGCACGGTCTACGCTGTGTGGTGCTACCGACAACTACGCCTCCATTTGCGCAAACCGGCCCAGTGGGATCTGGCGGATTTCAGGATGCGTCAATCGCCGCTCATGGAGGTCGACGGCGATCTGATCGCATTGCCCGAGCCGGCATTGCATGAATTGGAAACGTCACAAGCTGAACGCGCCGCACCTACTCCCCCCTCGCCCGTCGAAACGCTTCCGCTGACACCAGCGGCACCGCCTGCACCCAACTTGCGCCGCCCCCCTGCCCCTGCTCCGGCCCGATCTGGCCGGTCGTTTGTCAGCCGCGAATGGTCTTTCCGCCGATGAAACACGTGAACAAAAATCTAACCCCCGGCCAGGCCGACGACATGGCCGTCCAGCTCGAGCAAGAGATCGTCGAGATCCTGCTGCAGGAAGGTGGCATGCATGAGCGTGACGCTGCCCTGCAGGCTACGGTTTTGGTCAAGGGATTGCGGGAACGCCTTGGCGGGCAGCGTCTGGGTACACGAGGGCTCTACATCCCTGCTCCCGACAAGAGCTCGCGAGATGAGGCAATCCGGCAGGAATGGAACGGCAAGAATCGCCGCGAGCTCATGCGCAAATACAACGTGCGGCGATCGCGCTTCTACGAAATCATCAAGGGCAAGCCCAACCAGGTGGTAGTGGCTCTCTCGCAATTGTGTCCGGTTTCTTCCCATGAAACCGGACAAGAAAAGCAATAGCTTCGGGGAATTTCCTCGGAGCACACCATGCCAGCCATCACTCAGGACGACATCGACAACCTCGACAAAGCCATCGCCAGCGGAGAGCTGACCGTCACCACGCGTAACGGCACGGTGACCTACCGCTCGATCGGCGAACTCAAGGATGCTCGCACCCACTTGCTTCAGGTGCTGAATCCCCAGCGCGGCCGCACCTTTGGCGGCGTGTCTGTCAGCTTGGCACGTTTCGATCGCTGAGGGGCTGGCATGAACTTCTTTGACCGCGCTGTTGCATGGGCAGATCCGATCATCGGCCTGCGACGGGCACAGGCTCGCAAAGCTCTCGCTTACTACGAGGCGACGCAGCCAGGTCGCATGCGCAAGAATCGTGTCGGAAACCCCAGCCCGAATCAGTTGACGGGCATGAGCGGCAAACAACTGCGCGACCATGCCCGTTACCTCGAGCGCAATCACGATCTCACACGCGGTGCATTGCGCACCATGGTGAACAACATCGTGGGGCCGAATGGCATCGGGATCGAGCCGCAACCGAAACGGATGGACGGCACCATTCACGAGGAGTATGCGGCCGGTTTACGGGAGATCACACGCAAGTGGCGCCGACGCCCCGAGGTGACCCACAAAATGCATGCGGCCCAGATGGAACGCATGATTTGCTATTCGTGGGTCCGCGATGGCGAGTGCTTCGAACAGAAGGTCATCGGGCAGGCGCCCGGCTTGCTTCACGGCTCAGCGCTTCCGTTCTCACTCGAGGTTTTGGAAGCGGACTTCGTCCCACTGGATTACACCGATACCAGCCGGGGCATTCGGCAAGGCATCCAGGTCAACGCCTGGGGCCGCCCCATCAACTACGTGGTCTACAAGGGAGACCCACGTGAAGGCATGACCTGGCTATCTCCCAGCGATCTGAAGTTCGTTCCTGCTGGCAATGTCATCCACGTCAGCACCCTCGATCGACTGCACCAGGATCGCGGTGTCTCCGAGTTTGCAAGCGTTTTGACCCGCATCGAGGACCTGAAAGACTACGAGGAGTCGGAACGCATCGCAGCCAAAGTCGCAGCCTCATTGACAGCGTATGTGAGGCGTGCGGCCCCAAGCGAAGCGGGCTACACAGGCCCCATGGAGGATCCGAAAACAGGCGAGGCACTGGCCCGCGAGCTGTTCATGGAGCCGGGGATGATTCTTGAAGGCCTGGCACCCGGTGAAGACATCGGCCTGATCGACAGCAATAGGCCAAATCCCAACCTGGTGAGCTGGCGGGCGGGTCAATTGCGGGCCTATGCTGCGGGCCTCGGTGCCAGCTATTCAAGCATTAGCAGAGATTACAACGGCACATACAGTGCGCTCCGGCAAGAACTGGTCGAGCAGTGGGTTCACTACGCAGTCTTGACAGATGACTTCATCGGGATGCACAGCCAGCCGGTGCACTCCACGATCGTCCAGGTCTCCCATCTGTCCGGCTTGCTGCCTATTCCGAAAGACGTGAAGCCAGGAACTGAGGACGAGTGTCTGTTCATCGGGCAGTCCATGCCCTGGATTGACCCACTGAAAGAGGCGCAGGCTTGGTTGTCCCTGGTGCAGGCAGGCTTTGCGAGTGAGGTAGAGGTCATCCGCAGGCGCGGGGGGAATCCACGGGATGTGTTGGATCAGGTATCAGAATTCCGAAAAGAAACAGCGAAGCGGGCCTTGATGTTCAACAGCAACGCGGCGACCAAAATCGCCGGATTATCACCAACGGATCCTCCCGCTGTTGCCGAAGAGTAATGGCGAGTGCAAGATCGAACAGAATGGCGTTTTCATCACATGGAGGGACCATGAATAGATTGATCATCGTCGGCCTGACAGCGCTACTGGCTTCGTGTGCTCAACCGCCTAGAACCGCGTATACCCCAGAGGTCTACCAAATCAGCGCACCCTTTGATGCTGAAGCTACTCGCTCGCAGCTCGAGACGGGGACTGCGACGGTTTCGGGAACAGCATTCCTTCGTCAAAATGGCGGCGGCGTTGTGACTTGCGCTGGATCGCCGGTGCATCTGTTTCCAGCAACACCCTATGCGAAAGAGCGAATCGAGAAAACGTACATCGGTGGTCCATCGATCTCCACCCCTCGCTACGTGCAGAGCTTCGGGAACTCGAATGACTACCCGGTTTATCCAGACCCCCCTGAGTTCGCCAGATTGAAGAAGTCCACGCTTTGCGATGCTCAAGGAAATTTTGAGTTCAAGAACTTAAAACCTGGCTTGTACTACCTCGCAACCAAAGTGGAATGGCACGTAACGACTGTGCAGGGTGGCGAACTGCTGGCCTTGGTCGACGTTCAAAGCAACGACCAACCACGGTTGATCTTGACGCGTCCCTAGTCACCTCGCCCAGTTGGAAATCCGATGTAGCACCAGTGCCTGCCCGCCGTAGAAAATAAATGGGCTGACTGCCCGCTCACCGTCTTCACGAAAAAATCGTCCGGTTTCTTCCCATGAAACCGGACGCTTTTTTTTGGAGACTGCCTGCACTCAACAACTCCGAGGCAGGCCATGAGCTGGTTCCGAATCAACAGAAAAGCACCTATGGCCGCAGCCGCTGCCGGTGTGATCGCGGCCGCCACCATCCATATTTATGGCGATATCGGAGAGAGCTGGTGGGATGAGACAGTATCGGCCCGTGGATTCGTTGCCGAGCTCAACGAATTGGATGTCACCGAGATCGATGTCCGGATCAACAGTCTGGGCGGTTCGGTGCCGGACGGCTTGGCCATCTACAACGCGATGCGCCGGCACAAGGCAAATATCACGGTGCACGTGGATGGCATCGCTTACTCGATCGCCAGCCTGATCGCCATGGGCGGCGACAAGGTTCGCATGGCCAGCAACGCGCTGATGATGATCCATGCACCCTGGACTGTGGCCGCAGGCAACAGCGCAGAACTGCGCGAGATGGCCGACCAACTGGACACCTGGGCGACTGCCATGTCGACCAGCTACGCCAAACGCACAGGCGATCAGCCTGCTGCGCTTGCCTTGCTGACAGACGGCAAGGATCACTTCTTCACTGCAGCCGAAGCACTCGAGCTGCGCCTCATCGATGAAATCGGTGACGAAGTCGCACCGATCGAGGCGTCTGTTCGCGGCCTCGACCTATCCCGTTTCCGCTCGCTGCCGGCCGCGCTGGCTCAGAGCAATCCCCCTGCCGCACCCGCGGCGCAACCTCAAGGAAGTCAGATGACGACTCAAACGAATCCCCCCGCGGCCGGCGCTCAACCCGGCGCGACTGCAGCACCTGGCCAGCCGGCTCCTGCAGCTGGTGGCGGCACAGCCCCCGACGCTGCCGCCCAGACGGCTATTTTTGCCGCCGACCGCCAACGTCGCACCGACATCCGCTCTTCGTTCTCGTTCTTCGCAAGTCACGAGGGTGTGGATGCGCTTCGCCAGGCGTGCGAGGATGATCACACCGTGACCGTCGAGGCAGCGGGCGCCCGCCTGCTGGCCCATCTGGGTTCCCAGGCTGCTCCCATCGCAGGCGCACGTCGCGTGACGACCGTCGAAGATGAAGCCGACAAGCGCCGCACAGGCGTTGTCGCCTCCCTGCTCGTTCGCGCAGGGTACGGCAGCAAAGAAGATCGAGCCAATCATGGCGCCAATCCCTGGCGCGGCATGACGCTCCTGGAGCTGGCACGGGCCAGCCTGCGTTCGTCAGGCCTGAGCGAGCGCAGCATGGACAAACGTGATCTGGTCTCTGCGGCCTTTACGCACTCCACGAGCGATTTCCCTGTGCTGCTGGCCGACGTGGTGCACCGCACCCTGCAGTCCGCCTACGCCACCCAAGCCCTGACCTGGCGGCGTTTCTGCAAGGTCGGGCAGGTGAGCGACTTCCGCGAGCACAAGCGGATCCGCATCGGCTCGCTGGGCAACCTGCAGGAAAAGAACGAGCTGGGCGAGTACAAGAGCATTCCGCTGCCGGACGGCGAAACCGCTAGCGTCTCGGCCGGCACCAAGGGCTACATCATCGGCCTGAGCCGCGAAATCATCATCAACGATGACTTGGGTGCGATCACCGATCAATCCGCTGCCATGGGGCGTTCGGCAGCGCGAACGGTCGAATCTGACGTGTATGCGACGTTGGCTCTCAACAATGGACTGGGCCCCGTGCTAGCTGACGGCAAGACCCTGTTTCACGACGATCACAAGAACGTGGCTCAGGCTGCAGCGATCACGACCGAATCGGCACATGCCTACCGCGTGCTGATGTCCAAGCACAAGGACATTTCGGGGAACGACTTCCTGGATATCACACCGGCCATCTGGCTGGGCCCGATCGGCTTGGAAGCCCAAGCCAAGTTGATCAACCAAGCGCAATACGAACCCAGCACGAACAAGAATTCGCAAACGCCGAATATCTCGTTGGGTCTGTTTCGCGACATCGTGGGCACGCCCCGCCTGGCCGGCACCCGTCAGTACGTGTTCGCCGACCCTCAGACCGCCCCCGTGCTGGAGGTGTCGTTCCTGGATGGCATCGACACCCCGTTCATCGAACTCGAAACCGCATTCAACACAGACGGTGCCCGCTGGAAGGTGCGTCTCGATTACGGCGTCGATGCGGTGGACTACCGCGGCGCGGCGACGAACGCCGGTCAGTAAGCGCTGATCGCCCTGCCCTCAACGAATCAGGAGAATACTAATGGCACGCAACTTCATCCAGCCCGGCAACGTGCTGGACTATGTCAACACCTCCGGTGCGCTCATCACGTCGGGTTCGGTGGTCGCCGCCGGCAACTTGCTCGGCGTGGCTCTCGTCGACATCAAGCCCACCGAAATGGGCTCGGTCCAGATCGATGGCGTATTCGAAGTGCCCAAGGTCGCTGGCCAAGCGATCGCACAAGGCGCTGCGGTGCTTTACGACGTCTCGGCCAAGGCCTTTGCTCCGGCGTCCGCCGCTGCTGCTGCCGGCGACGTATCCGGTGGCAGCGCGGTGGCATTCGACGCCGCAGCAGCAGGTGCGACCTTGGTGCGCATCAAGTTCACCGGTGTGCCAGGCACCGTCCAGGGCGCTTGAAGATGCGACCAGGCCGCTTTGCACAACTCGAGAATCGCGTTGATCGCGCGATCTCTCGACACGTGTCGAACGTCATCGCCGTTTACCAGCAGGGTAGTTCGGCTCAACTGCGCGATGTGCCCGGCTTCTTCACCGAGGAACCACAGTACCTCGAGGACGGCAGTGTTTCGACCCCCATCCCGCACCTGGATCTCCTCAGGGCCGATGTGCCGGCCCTAAGCGAACGAGACCACTTCACCTTCCTGGGCAGACGGTACAAGGTTGCCGAGCTGGTTCCGGGCGGTGGCGGCCGAGTCGTGGTTCGCCTTCACAGCGGAGCCTGACATGGCCGACAACGTCCAGCAGCAGATCCTCGAGGCAGTCCAGTTGGTGCTCAAGACGGCAGATCTTGGGGTGGTCGATGTGCATCTCGACCATCCCAATCCCTTGTCTCTTGTCGACCAGTTGCCCGCCATTGAGGTCGAGGCTGGACCTGAGGGCGAAACCGTTTCCGGTGTCGGTGTGTCCAGCCTTGAGGAACGTGTCTTCGCAGTGCGTGTGGCGTGCCTGGTTGCACAGCTAGATGGATATGCCGCGGCAGCCCGTTCACTCGGGGCTGCAGTCGAACGTTTGCTGGCTGCGCCCACTTTCATGCCTGCCGGCAAGAAAAGCCGTTGCCGGCTCAACAGCGGCGAAATCGTTCTGACCAGCAATGCAGAGAGGCCCATGGCGGCCTACCAGCAGATCTGGAGAGTCACCTATTTCACCCGGCGCGGTGCGCCGGATATTCCTTTTTGAATGGAGAGCGTCATGGACGTTCAAATTTGGTCCGATGTCGACGTCGATGTGCAGTCCGAACTGGGCGAAGCAGTCCCCATCAGTTCCATCAGCAAGGCCGTCGATGCCGTCCTGGGGCTGGATGCTGGCCACGGCTTAGCAGTGGGGGACCCTGTCCTGCTGCGCGTTCGTGGCATGCGCGAGCTGGACTACAAGGTGGCCCGGGTGAAGACGGTGGCTGGTGAAAACGTGACGCTTTCGGGCGTGGATACGGTCGACTCCAAAGCCTTCATCTCCGGCACGGTTCGCAAGATCACCTTCGGTCTGAGCGCAGAAACCTTTACCGACGTCACGCCAAGCGGCGGCACGGCTGAAGACGTCAACATTCGCACGATTCACGGCAAGAAGGACTTCAGCCGGCCGGGCAACGAGGCGCCTCTTGTGTACGAGTTCGGCTCGCTATGGGACCCGTCTGACCCTGCCATCGTCGAACTCAAGAAAGCCTCGAGATCTCGCCAGATCCGGGCGGTTCGCTTCGGCTTCTTGGATGAAACCGAAGTGCTTTTCGCTGGCTATCCGTCGCTCTCGAATGCTCCCAGCGGTTCGGCTGGTGCGGCTGTGACAACTCCGGTTCGCATCAATGTGCGAGGCGAACTCACGGCCTATGCCGGTACGGAGGCTTAAGCCATGCCCATCGTCAAGCGAGATGAAGTTGTAGTTCCGGTTCTGCCTCGTGAGACCGTGCCGGTGCCAGAGTTGAAAGGTGAAGTCGTGGTGCGGGGGCTCCTCCTGGTGGAGAGACTCGAAAACGATGCTCTTCACCGGCTCGACGCCAAGCCGAGAGATGGCGAGGCACCAGAGGCTGCCAATGCTCGAGCAGGAGCAATAGGCGTTCCTCGACAACTATCGCGTTGCGTGGTTGATGAAGAGGACCAGCCGCTTATGAGCGTGGAGCAGTGGGTCCAGTGGGGCAGCGTTTATCCGCTGGCCGCCCTGCGCCTCTTCAATATCGCAATGCGTCTGTCCGGTATGGGCACGGGCGTCGAAAAGGCGCTTGAAAAAAACTAATAGCCCAGCCGGACCGCCGCTTTGCATTTGTTTTGGCGGCTCGGCTGGGATGCACGGTTGAAGAACTGGGTCGACGCCTGACGGCGCAGGAGTTCGCAGAGTGGATGCTGGTATTCGAACACGAGGGTATGCACCCTCGTTTGGAGGCACGGCGGCATGCGGAATCACTGGCTGCGGTGTATCAGGGCCCGTCTTCTCGGCAAGACAAGAAGCCTTGGACCACCTCTCAATTCTTGACGGTCTCATGGAGTCAGCCTCTCTACGCGGATTCCGTCACTCCGTCTTCGCGTTCCCTCAAAGAGCGTCGCAAATTGGTGCCACGCGCAGCAATCTTCAGCCACGTCAAGGCGATGAACACCCGAATCAGGAGATAGGCCATGACTAATGTCGGAGTCGGCATTGAGCTCAACGGCAAAAACAACACCCGGGCGATGTTTGCTCAAGCGAGCCGTGACATCACCAAACTTCGCGAGGACGGCGAGACTCTAAGTGATGGCTGGGCACTGGCCGGCCGAATGATGGGTGCGGCTGTCGCAGGTATCAGTGTCGGCGGAGTGATCAGTAAATACATCTCAGAGACTCGAGACGCTCAACGTGAACAAGGCCAACTCGCATCGGTTTTGAGGGCAACAGGCGAAAGCGCCGGCTACACCATCGGCCAATTGAACGACATGGCCGACGTTCTGGAGGATCGAAGTATTTTCTCTGGCGGCGAGATCAACAAAGCTCAGACCGCCATGCTCGAGTTCACAGGCATCGCTGGCACCCAATTTCCGCGAGCCATCCAGGCTGCGGCCGACATGGCCGCTCGTCGAAGCATGGACATTGCCTCAGCGGCAGAGACCGTTGGGCGTGCCCTGGACGTACCCAGTCAGGGATTAACGGCTTTGTCGAAACAAGGCTTCCGCTTTTCTGAGGAGCAGAAGACCCTTATTAAATCCCTTGAAGACACTGGCCGCGTTGCTGAAGCGCAAGACATCATTCTGCAAACGCTCGAGGGCACTTACGGCGGTGCGGCTCAAGCTGCGCGTGATGACTTTGGCGGTGCAACCACGGCTTTGGGAAGCAAGCTCAATGGCCTCATGACGGGTGGAGATGGCAGCTTGAATGGGGCTGCTTCGGCAGTCAACACACTGACGGACGCTCTAGGCGGGGCTGAGGCAAAAGCATCGTTTGAGGCAATGACCTCAAACATCGATGCGTTGATCACCAAGCTCACACAATTTGCATCATCTGAGGCCTACGGTCTATTGATCGCTGGCAGGTTCTCAACTGGTGCGGTGGATGCCGTCACTAATCTCGCCGTCCCGCTTGGAATCTGGGGCAGTTGGGACAACGGGTTGAAAGAGGCTCGAAAATCGCTGCAGGCAGCGGAAGAGGATAAGCAGAAACTCATCAGCAGGGGTTGGAATACCTCGGGCGCAGACAAGCTAATTGGTGAATTGAGGAACCGTGTTGGTTACTACGGTGAGATGGTTCGCTACGAAAAGGAGCTTAGCAAAGCGCAAGAGAACGCCGCGCTCGATCAGCAGAATTCAATGCTGCGGAACAACTACCGCACGAGATCTCCCGCTCTTACTGGACCAACAGGTGCGCCGATTGGTGATACTGAAGAGCAAAAAAAGCTCCGTGAAAAATACGCATCCGATGCACAGAAGCTCCAGAGTGAACTGGACAAAGCTCGAAAGGCATTTGGCGGCACGATCCCGGCAGATCTCGAATCGCAGATCCGCGCCCAATTTGGGAAGGCCGGAGTAGCGGCCAGCAAAGCTCTTTCCGAAGCCCTGGCGGGTGCCAAAGAGTCCTTCGACGGCGTGGTTCCTAAAGAGGTGGTCGACCGGGTCAACCAGGTCTACAAGACCGATGGCATCAAGGGCGCCCAGCGCGAACTGCAGAAGCTTGCGAAAGACTACAAGACAGCGGCTGATCGGGAAGAGGCGATGCAGAAGCTGCTGAACGATACGTCCAATGCTCAAGTTCAGCGAGCTCAGGATGCTGTCACAGCGTATGAGGCAGAAAACAAGCAAGCCCTGGAGAACCTCGAACAGATCGGTCTGAGTGCCGAAGCGCTGCTGACCCTGCAGAAGCGCCGCATCGATGACGCGATTGCCGTCAAGGAACAAGCGGTTGCCCAGTTGCAGAAATCAGGCGCAGACGAGCGTGAGATCGAGGCGCTTCGGGAGCAGATCCGCCTGCTGGGTGAACGCAAGGTCATCCTTGGCGACACATCCGCGGCCGAGGCTGCCAAGGTCGAGCTGGACAAGGTCAACGAGTTCACGGTCCAGGCGGCGCGAAACATCCAGGATGAAATGGGGTCGACCTTAAAGGCTACGCTGACCGGCAACTACAAGGACATTGGCGACGCCTGGGAAGACATGATCGTCGGCATGCTGGCCCAGGCCGCGGCGGCACAGCTCTCAAGCGCGCTGTTCGGTGATTACGGCACCACCAACAAGATGGGCGGTGTTGTGGGCTCTGGCCTCACTGCGCTCTCCAGCTACTTTGGCGGCGGCGCATCCACAGCCAGCACACCGGAGTATGAGGGCGTGATCGGCATGCTGGCGGGCAATCGTGCCAGTGGCGGCGGTGTCGGTGCCGGCAAGCTCTACGAAGTCAATGAAACCGGCGCCCCCGAGCTGCTCACCGCCGGCGGCCGCACGTTTTTGATGATGGGTGCTGGGGACGGGTGGGTCTCTCCGGCGCAGGCTGCGGCCGGCCAGGCTGTGTCGCGTGGCTCGGGCATGCCGAACGTCAACGTGACGCTGACTGGTGCAGTGGGCCAGCCGCAGGTATCGGCGTCGATGGGATCCGACGGCTCCCTGAACATCGGCCTGATCTTCTCTCAGTTCGAAAAACAGGCCGCAGCCAACATCGCCATGGGCACCAGTCCCATCTATACGGCCACGAAGAACCGCATGAGCGAGGGGGATCGCTGATGGCCACCCTTCCTCAGGACCTGGACATCCTGCTCGACGGCTTCGGCGAGTCCTTTGATCCGTCTGTGCTGCGCACGGCCATGGAGCGTGGGGTGCCCAAGGAACGCCTGATCAATTCGCGCGTGCTCGAGCGGCTGCAGTTCTCGATCATCTTCGAATCCGAGGAGGCGGTCGCAGGTTTCAACTCATGGTACTTCGACACCATCAAACGCATCGGCTGGTTCGACATGGAGGATCCGCGAACCGGTGTGGTTCGTTCGGTGCGATTTGTCAAAGGCGATATCGGAACCCTCACGCCGATGGTCAGCGGTTTTGGCCTCAGCCGGCGGGATGTGACCGTGGAGTGCCTGCGATGAGCGAACAACTGTTTCGACGCAATCGCCAACGCGTGACCGACCTTTCGGGCGTCCTGGTGTTTCTGAAGATCGAGCATGCCAGCTTCTCGGCTCCGTTTCTGCTGGTCAATGACAGTCAGAACCACGTGAGTAACGGGCTCACCTACGTCGGCTATCCGTTTGGGTTCAAGCTGCCCGACGACCGCAAAGGCGAGAACCCGCGCGTGCAACTGGCGATCGACAACGTTGGCCGCGACATCACGGGCGAACTCGAAGGGCTTGCCCCTGGCAGCACCGTCATGGCCACGGTGATGGTGGCGGATCGATCCGCTCCGGACTACTACCGGTGGGTCACCAAAATGCCGTTGTCGACCGTCCAGGTGACTCCGGAGCTGGTTACCGCGAACGTCGGAGTCGACTACCTCATGCGCAGATCTGCGGTGCTGCTGCGCCACGATGAGCGCACCTCGCCGGGGATCTTTCAATGACGATGTCCCTCGAACAGCTCGGGCCGTTGATCGGCCTGCCGCATTGTGATCGCACTCACGACTGTGCCGACCTGGTGATGCAGGCGGCGGTCCATCTCTCCGGCCGGGAGATCTTGCTGCCCCAGGCGCGTCCCCGTCCTCGTGGCACGGCCGGCCGCGCCGCAGCCCTCGGTAGGGCGCTGACGGATCTCGCTCAGCGCGTCGATGCGCCGGCGGATGGTGACCTGGTCCTCATGACGGATCTGGGCTTCTCGCGACCCAGCCACATCGGCATGTATTTTTTCCTGGGCTACGAGCACCGTGTGCTGCACAGCAGCCAGGGTGTCGGATCGAGCAGGCTGCATCGCCTGAGCGACCTTCCTCGGTTTGGATTGACGGTCGAGGGGTACTACCGATGGAAATGACCCCACACGAGCAGCAGGCGTTAGCCATGGTCGACGGCAAGCCTGCCGACCTTTTTGACCAGGCCGGCCGCCTCATCATCTCGCCCAACCTGTTGGGCGGCGAAGGCCGCATCAACGTCGAATGCGACTTGCAGCCTGGGGAAAGCCTGGCTGTCTTTCTGCGCCGGCATGTCGACGGCCTTGATCGGGGTGGCTGGCTGGTCGAGATCGATGGCTGCCGCGTGCCGCAGCCCATGTGGTCACGGACCTGGCCGCGCCACGGCACCGTGATCACCGTACGGGGGCTCGTGCACCAGGGAGCTATGCAGATCGTGGCCATGGCCGCCCTGGCTTACTTCACCATCGTCACGGGCGGCGCGGGTGCTGCACTCATGGGCGCTTATGGCGGCATCGGTGCCGCAGCCACGCTGGGTGCCGCAGGCTTGGCGGCCGTGACAGCCGGCATCAATGTTGCGCTTTACATCGGCGGCAGCCTACTGATCAACAAGGTTTTGGGCCCAAAGAAACCGACGGCCGGCGCGATCTCAGCCGAGCAAACCTACTCGCTCACCAGCACCAGCAATCGGGCCCGTCAGTACGAGCCCCTGGCTCTGCTGTTGGGCGAGGTGCAGTACGCGCCCGACTATGCCTCGCTGCCCTACACCTGGTTCGAGGGTGATGATCAGTACCTGGGCGCAATTTTTCATGCCGGTTTGAACGTCAATCGCTATGAGGGTGACATCCTCAACGGCGACACATCGCTCGCGAACTACGAGGAAGTCGAGGTCTTCAACTCTGCGTTCCCCGGCATGGCCGAGCAGGCGATTCCGCTGTACAGCAACCCGGACACTACGCAGGGCGGCGAGCTGGTGAATGGCGGGGCCGGTCTGGTTCGCACGGCGTCACCCGATGCTGTGGCTCTGCAGGTCGACATCGAGGGCTCGCTTTACGACTTGACCGGCAGCGGCAAGACCAGCATCAACTCCGTGACTGTCTACGTCGACTACCGGGCCATCGGGGCCGAGGCCTGGATCCCTGGGGCTGAGGAGCGAATCTCTCATGGGTCCACCAAGCCACTGCGGCGCACGCTCAATGTCAGCATGCCGCGCGGCAACTACGAGGTGATGGTGCGGGCTGGCCTGCCCCAGTTCAACGATGGCGACGGCAAAGACGCCTGCACGCTCAACTGGACCCAGCTCAAGACCCTCCAGGCCGACGATGCCGATTACACCGGCATGCCGCGGCTGGCCCTGCGCATCCGATCGAGCGGCCAGCTCAACGGTGCGCTCGAGGAGGTGAAGATCCGAGGTGTAGCCAACCCGATGCCGGTGTGGGACGGCTCCGCCTGGCAATCGGCCACCAGTCGCGACAACGGCCTGAGCAACCCGGCCGCCCAGATCCTGATGCTCGCCCGCGGCATCTACATCAAGGGACGCCTCGTGGCCGGCCTGGGCCTGGATGACGACATGATCGACATCGAACGGATCAAGGCCTTCATGCTGCACTGCCCAGCCAATGCCTACACCTACGACCGGCTGATCGACAGTGAGATCGGCATCGGTGAGTTGCTCGACGACATTGCGCTTGCCGGCATGGGGCAGATCACCTGGGCTGGTGGCCGTCTGGGGGTGTCCTGGGCAGCACCCGACCAGGTGCCAGAGGGCGTGGTCAATATGGCCGTGATCAAGTCCGGCACCTTCTCGGTGAATTACTCGCTGGCCAGCTCGGCCGATGGCATCGAATACACCTACTTCGATCGCACCGTGTGGGCGAATCGCACCGTACGTGTGACCGCACCGGGTGTATCAACTGCCATTAATCCGAGCCGTATCACGGGCAACGGTGTAACCGAAGCGAATCACGCGGCCCGCATGGCGCGGTATCACCTGGCGCAGTCCATCTACCAGTACAAGGACATCGGGTTCGACACGGATCTCGAGCATCTGGACTATCGCCGTATGGACATGCTCCAGCTGAGTCACGACATGACCCAGTGGGGCTACAGCGGGCGGCTGTACAGCGAAGCCGAGCTGGAGGGCGGGCAAGTGGTGCTCGAGCTCGACGAACCGGTGCCGGCAGGATCCACGCCCTTCATCGGCCTGCGCATCCCGGGTGAAAAGCAGTACCGGGTGTTTGTCGTCGAGCCACCGGTGGCTGAGACCACCCGCATCAGGCTCACAGCCCCCTGGCCCAGCGACGTGCCCCTGCCCGGCTGGCCCTTCCAGGATGGCCGTGCCGATCCTGACAACCCTGCGCACGACACGATCTGGATCTATGGCTTCACCGCTACGCCCGGGTATCGCGTCCGAGTGGTCGACATCTCTCCCACGGACAACCTCGAAGGCGCGAGCGTCGCTGTGGTGCCTGAAGGCCCCGAGTTCTGGAACTACGTCATCAATGGTGAGTACGAACCGCCGGCCAATGAGTCGCTGCTGCCGGGCGATGTGCTGCCTGTCGCCAGCAACCTCAAGGTGACAGAACAGCAGATCGTCCAGAGCGGCACGACCTTCACCGAGCTAACGGTGTCCTTCGACATCCAGGGCAACATGGACCATGCCGAGATCTGGGCGGCCCTCGAGGGGTTGGAGCCGGTTCGGGTCGCTACGACCTACACCCGACAGGCCAGCTGGCGTGCGGATCTCCCTGGCAATTGGCTGATCCAGGTGCGGCCGTTTTCGCCCACACGACCTGGGCCTGTCGCCAGCCTTTACTACGTGACCACCACGGTCGACGCGCCACCGTGGAACTACAACGAATTCGGCGTACAGGAGATCGCGGGCGGCATGCGCCGTTATGTGTTCGCCTACACCAGCGACGACCCGCCGATCGATCTCGAGGGTGCCGAGATCCGCTATCTCGCCGGCACACACGTCACGCCCGCATGGGATGCCATGGCTCCCCTGGGCGGCGATAACGGCTTCTTCACCGCCCAGTTCGACAGCGCCCTGCCTCAGGCCGGCCTGTGGACTTTCGCGCTGCGTGCTCGGAACAAGTCACGGCAGTTGTCGACGTCGATGCTGGTGTTCCAGGCGGCCCTGGGCGATAACTTCGAACAGGTGCAGACCAAGGATCCGACGCCGCCGCCAGATGTGGCTGGATTGACGGCCACGGCCGGCACCACGGGCGTGTTGGTCGACTTCACGGCACCCGCCTACACCCAGGGCCATGGCCATGACCGCACGGTGATCTACGCCGCCGAGGTGATCGCCGGTGCGCCCGCTCCGTCGTTTGCCGATGCCCGCGTCCGCGTCGAGCCCTACGGCCCGCCGGCGGCCATGGCCAGCGACCCGGCCACCACCTGGGACATCTGGGCCAAGCACCGTACGGTCGACGGCGTGCTCTCGGCCAATGCGGCCGGGCCGGTGCGTGTGACCACGGCTCAGGATCCGACCAAGCTGGTAGAGGCGCTCGAGGGCGCGCTCAGCCAGCGCGAGCTCACGCCAGAGTTTCAGGGCGAGATCGCCCAGCAGAAGGGCCGCACTGACACGCTCGAGGTCGAGGTCCGTGGCGCTCGCCGCCGCGAGGACGATGAAGGCATCCTGGCCGACGTCATCAACCAGTGGACCAGCCGCGCCGCCATCCGCGAAGTGCGGCAAGTGGTGGCAGGCATCGATGGCACCCTGCAGGCGACCTGGGCGGTCGAGATGGAGCTCGACGCCAACGGCAACAAGCTGGCTGGCGGCTTCTCCCTGATCGGTTCCTCCGGTGAGGAAGGCAGTCGGCTGGACTTCGGCATCCTGGCCAATCGCTTCTACATCGGTTCGCCCATCGGCGATGGCATCGAGCCCGTGACCCCCTTCATCGTGGTGACCGTGCCGGAGGAGATCAACGGTGTCGAGGTGCCCCCGGGCGTATACATGCGCAGCGCGGTCATCATGAACGGCTCGATCACCAACGCGCAGATCGGCAATGCCCAGATCGACAGCGCCAAGGTGCTGAGCCTGGATGCCGCGCTGCTGACTGCAGGCGAAGGCATCATCGGCGGCCGGCTGCGGTCGGCCAACTACGTTGCCAACGAATCCGGCTGGATCGTCCATCCCAATGGCACGGCCGAGTTTTCGGGTGTGGTGGTGCGCGGCACGGTCTACGCCACGGCCGGCACGGTCGGCGGCTGGACCATCGGCAGCACCGAGATCCGCAGCAGCAACTACGTCGCCGGCGCTCAGGGCGTGCGGCTGGGCAGCGGCGGCCAGGTCGAGATGCGCAGCGCCGACAGCCAGCGAGTGCTGGACCTGCAGGCCGCTGGCTCCGCGCCGGTGCTCAAGGTGCCCGGCCTGGAGGCCCGAGCAGACGGCTCGGCGACCTTTGGCGGCGCCCTGCAGGCAGCTTCAGGCACCTTCTCGGGCGACCTGCAGGCCGCCGGCGGCTCGTTCAAAGGCACGCTGACCGCCGAGGCCGTCAACGCGGTCCAGGAAGTGAACATCGCGGGTAACGCCGTGTCGGTGACGACGGCCGGCCTGGCCGGCGACGTGGGGGCCGACCGGTGGACGTCGGGCAATGACGTGATGTACCAAGACGCGGTGCAGATCTACGTCGAGCCCAGCGCGCATTCCAAAACGATTTTCTGGTCGGCGTATGCCCGTGGCATGGGTGGCGGCACCACCCACCGCTGCCGGATCCGCATTCAGTTTCTGGTCGACGGAAACGTGGTCGACGAACGCGAATTTCTGAATGCCGATGGCTATTACTTCGTTGACACGACGGGCGAGAACCCCGTGCCGGGATGGATGTATCCCATCGAGCACAACTCCGTCAACGGGCAACACCTCGACACCGCCCACACCGGCCGGACTTACGCGCTGCGCGCCGCCATCGGTGGCGACTTCAGCGAAGGCTATGTGCGCATCCTGCGCTCCCAAATCACCGCAATCACCCTCAAAAAATGAATACCAACGTCACGTTCATTGACCACGACGGCCGGATCCTCTCGATCTGGCACGGGCCGCTGTCTGCCGTGTGGCAGAACATGCCCAGTGGGTCGCTTTATGTCGAACGTCAGCCGCCGGCCTTGGATGGCTGGCGGTATGACATCGCCAACGCCTTTTGGGTTGAGGAATCGGCTGCGGAGGTCGCCCCATGATTTGGTACAAAACGGGAACCGTCAGTGTCACCCAAGGCAGCACGACTGTCGTTGGTGTGGGCACGGCATGGGTGGACAACGTGCAGTTGGGCGATGGCCTGCGGGGTCCCGATGGTGCGGTGTACGAGATTGTCGAGCGGGCCTCCAACACCGCCATGACCATCTTTCCGCCGTATGCCGGTCCGTCGGCAAACGAACAGTCTTATGTCATTGCGCCAGTTCCTGGTCGGACGAAGGCATTAGCTGATCGTGCCGCGTCGATGCTGGATGGTTTGGACAACGACCTTGAGCTGGCGGTCGACCAGGCGAAGATCCAGACCGAAGGGCTTGTAGCTGCTGCGTCTGTGACTTTGGACGCCAAGGTCCTCGCCGCGGAAGACGCGGCCCAAATGGCATATTCGGTGGGTCGCATTTACCCGAATGCCGGCGCTGGCGTGGATCCGGATGGCGATCCGACCGCAAACCCGCCAATCGCACCGGGCGTGCCCAACGGGGAGTATTTTTTATTCATCTCGGCTGATACGACTCGGGTCTTCGAGCTCGCTCGGAACGTGAATGGTGCGGCTGTCATTCAAAACAAAAGCATTGCAGACAACCGTCTGCTCAATGCCTTGCGACCCGAGCGGGTAACTTTTGATCGTCCAATCATTTATGACAACGCCAATCTGCTAGGCGGTGGGGCCGGATCGATCTACATTCCGCAGACCTTCAGTCTGTACAGGGCTGGCGAGGGTTTCGACAAAACGCTGACACCGGTGTCGAGTGAGTTGGCGGGCTATGTGAAGGCTGCAAGCACCGGGGTCAACAGCCTCTTCACGGTGTACGCAGATCTGTCCGTGCTCAGGGCCGGCGGAACCGCTGCGGTCAAGACCATCTCCGGTCTGAACTTTGCCCCAGACGCGCTGGGCCCGGACTACGAGCATCTGGTGACAACGCGGGGGACCGGCTACAACTCCCCTCACCGGGTGCTGACCTCGATCGACCTTGAGAATGGGCGCCTGTCGTTCAATCGCCCGTTGATTCTGCAGCGCACCCGGGCGGGCACGCTGGAGCTGCTGATCCCCTCGGGCAGCGCATGGCGCGCCGACCGGGGCCTGGTGAGCTTCGGCCCCAGCGTGGGCCGCTACATCTCACAGCCCATCTCGAACTCGCCCACGGTACGGCGCCACCTGTTTTCCTGGCCGCTGTATACGGCAGCCGGTTCGGCGGGCGCGCTGACGACAGGCGATAGCACCAGCTCCCCGCATGAGGGCTGGCTGACCGACATGATTGCGACGTCGCAGAACGAGTCGGTTCACCCCTGTGGCCATGCAATTGCGGGCCTGGTCGTCGGTGGTTCGAAGGCGAACGCCTGCCGCTTTGGCCTAGACCCTACCGACGTGACACGCAAGTCGGGCGGGGAGCCAGTAGAGATCACTGACCAAGCCCTGTTGGACGAAGGCTTTCAGGTCGCGTGGGGCAACGCGGGGGCCGATGCCATGGCCTACGGCATGGATGTCCACGACGGGGCACGGTCCGCCAACTATTTCTGTCGGATCGGTCAGGCTGTAGAGCGGGGCCTGCCGGGCAACGATGGCGTGGGTGATTTTGTGGTGCCCACCCTGCAGATCCACTACACCGACGGCTCACAGGCGACCAGCCTCAATCCCGGGCTGGAGCGGCACTTCAACTCGCGCACCGCGTTCTACGTCGCCAATGGCCGCGTGCCGGCGGGCAAAGTCATCAGCCACATCCTGGTCGGCTCCAGCGGTATGACGGGCCGAAGCATCGCTTTCTTCGGCCTGCAGTGGTATTCGGGAGCGGAACCCTGCTACTGGGTGGATCGTCTGGACTATCCGACCTTGCCCTCGGTGCGGGAAGAGCTGGACTACCTCAAGAAATCGACCTATACCCGGCCCAGGTTGCTGGTGGCTCCAGTCATCACCGGCGACCTTACCGTGGGCAGCACCATGGAGGGCAGCACGGGCACCTGGGAGGGCAACCCCGAGCCCCTGTCCTATCGCTTCCAGTGGCTGCGCGATGGCATCCCTATTCCCGGGGCCACGAAGAAAACCCGCATCCGCACAGCCGAGGATGCAAACCACCTTATCGGCCTTTGTGTGATGGCTGTCTCGCCGGCAGGCAATAGGGTGGCTTTCGCGACCCCGCGCGGTGTGGGCAAGACCTGGATCATCCTGGCGGCCGGCCAGTCCAACATGCAAGGCTGGGGCACCATGGCCTACCTCTCGAACAAGGCGCTGGACCCCACCATGCCGCGGTTGCGCGAGTTGGTGCGGGCCCTGGGCGAGGATATGGTCGATGACGGGCGATTCGCTCGCAAAACCAGCGAAGGCTGGGTAGGCACCAACCACGCGCTCACGGTCGCGAACGGCGTGCTGACCGCCACGGCCACGGCCAACAACTTCGGGAATGTCGAGTACGCACTGACCGGAGTCGCAGCTGGAAAAAAACATCTGGTGTCCGTGCGGGTCAAGACGCCCGAGGCGCGCCCCATCGCGGTCAAGGGCCTGTCTCCGGAGAAGGTGGCGTATGTGCGCGACACGGTTGCCAACAACGGCAGCGTGGTCGACTTCGAGTTCACACCTGGTGCAACCAAGGCGACGTTGCAACTGCTGACGACGCTGAACCAGCCTGTGATCGGCGATCAGTTCACGGTCACGGATGTGAGCTGCCGGCCGTTCCTGGGCTCCGGCTTACCGACCACAGTCGAGGCCTCGCTGCCGTTGACTTGGCCGGACCCGGATGGATCTCACGCGCAGGCCTGGGGCGTGTCACCAGCCTACAGCATGGCCCGCGCGTTGCTGGACGCGGGGGCGGCCCAGGTGGTGATCGTGCCGGTGGCCCAGGGGTCGAGCAAGCTCTACAACGGCCCGTGGTCGGTCGGCGGCAGTCTGTACGAAAACGCCACGGCGCGATTGACCGAAGCGCTGCAGCTTTTCCCTGGCGCCGAGGTCGTCATGCCTTTTGCGCAGGGCGAGTCCGACACAGAGCTGGGCGTCACACAGGCCCAGTACTACGGCGCACTGACACCCATGATCGCAGGGATTCGCGCGGTGCCCGGTGCCGAGGACATGAAGGTGATCATCGGTGGCATGGCTCCCGAGCTGATTGCGAGGTTTCCGGCCGGCCCCGGCATTGATGCCGCACATCGGGCGGCAGCCGCCAACTTGGAGAACGTGGTCTATGTGGCAGGCCCAGCCGGTCATCTGCAGACAGATCAGTGGCACTTCGATGTGGCTGCGAACCGCTCGCGCGGGATCGACTGGGCAAACGCTCTATTGTGGTCGTAATTTAACTCATAAAAAAGCACCGTGGGAAGTGCTTTTTACGGCAAACGGCTTATTTGAACTCAGGCATATCCGCTATTTTTTAATTCGCATCATTCTTCCCGCCTGCCTGCTTTAACTTGAAATTAATATTCAAATTCAAAAGTCACTCGCCATTCACCCTGCATTGCTGAACATAGATATCAAATGCCTCCCGACGCAAATATCTATCGTGAATTTTAGATTTAAATTTTGCACTAACAACCTGCGGCGGAGGGCCGAAATAACGGCGATTCGAATACTCCTTCAGAAGACCAACCGCATACTCGCCAAGGACAACCAGCAAGTGCTCCACAATCAATAGAACATTGCCAGAATAGAAATTCAATGAGTCTATAGCGGACTCGTAGCCCCTATCAGGATCTTCCCCCCCCATCTTTTCGCCAATATACTTATACAAACGCAAGCCATAATCACCTTGCCCAGATATATCTTCAAGTCTTGCATTCCTCGCTCGAACCGCCTCCTCGAAATCTCCAACCGAAGAAAATAATAAATTTATCATCATCAAAATTGAAGCATTCAGATTGGTTTTTGTATACGCAATTTCTTTTATATATCCAGAATTATTGGCAATTGGAGTCAAAACCTCGGCGTCCGGTATTTCAATTTCACCCACACCTATTTTTGATGATTTAGATAAAAAAATTTCTTTAGCAATTTTATGTTTATCAAGCGATGAAATAACATGCTGTTGACGAAAGGCAACAACTGCATAAATAGTAGGAATCAGCAATGACATCAGTGCATTTACACTATTGATTTCCATTCTCAACCTATTGCGCGTCTGCGACCTCTCACTTATAGAATGAATATAGTAAGCACCGACAGCAGCACCTAGAAAAGTACCGACAACTGCACCGCCAATACTCGAATTAAATAATTCCAAAACAGCAACAATTATGGGGTTTGCACACAAACTCAACAAATCCCACCAATACATTTTTGAAAATTCAGAACATGTCACAAATCCCTCCAATTCTTTTCATCTCAGAATATTATTAATAAACTAAATTACAAACTTCATCTGCAGTGACACACACACCGCGCGGCGAAAACAGTCCAGTTTCTTCCCATGAAACCGGACTGATTTTTTCGGAGACTGGCTGCCATGTCTTGGTCCAGCCTCCTCCGCCCCCGATATTGGCACGCCCGCATGCAGCTCGTGGCCCTCGTCGCCTCCATGCTCGTGGTGACGGCCGTCGAGCCGAGCTCCCTCCTCCACCAGATCATCAGCTCCACCGGCCGCCATGGCTGGTTCTGGGTGGGTGTGCTCATGGTGGTCACTTGCCTAGCAGTCGTCGACATCCTGATCAATGACGTCTTGCCTGATCGGATCTCCCTGGGCCCGCTCAAAAACCGCCGCTACCTGGTTTACATGGCTCTGGCCATGGGCCTGATCAGCCTATGCGCCGTGATCGTAATAGCCAACGGTGCCACAAGCGTTCTGCTGGTCTGGCTGGTCCCAGGGTTTGGCGCTGCTCACCTCGCGATCACCGATTTCTATCTTCGGCATCAAGGCCGACTCATTCAATCCAACGAGGAGAAAGCCCATGCCGTCGAAGTTCATTGACCTGGTGCGTGTGATCAAGGCCCGCATGCAGACATCGCCCAGCGAGCAGTTGACGGCACCCAAGGTGCGTACCGCAGTGTGGTTCGTTGTTGGCCTGCTGTGGGGTCCCTGGTTCTTGCTGGGCGGTCTGACGGCCATTCCATCGCTGGCATGGGCCAGCCCCGACCTCAAGCAGGCCCTAGAGTCCCCTCTCAATGTTTCCCTGGTATTGGTGGCCTTGGCCATCCTGCTGTCGAGCCTGTCGGCGGCGACCGCTTTGCTCATCCGCCTCGATCGCGAACTGAGCCAAGCACAGCATCGCACGCTGCCCCACATGGCCATCCTGTGCGCCTGGCACATGGCCGGTGGTTGGTGCGCTGGAACGGTTGCGTTCATGACTGCCCAGACCGCACAGATGGATGTATGGACCAGCCTGATCGGTGTGGTGCTGGCCAGCTTCTCAGGCGCCAAGTTCCTCGAGTTCATGGCCGAGCGCTACATGACGGGCAAGTTTCCGCCGCCGGCGGGAACCGCCCGTGGGGGCTGATCGTGTCAAAGCCCCCGCTGAGCACCTCGAATCTGAACCGTGCTACCGCTCGCCTCGGCTGCACGCTTGAGCGACTGGAGGATGTGTGTGGGATCCAAGCCGGTCTCACCGGCTTCGATGTGGGCGGTCGACCTCTAGTTCGCTTCGAGGGCGATGTCTTCAGTGAGCTGTCCGGGGCATTCTTCGATGACAGCCACCCGAGCGTCAGTCACCTGCCGCCGGCCAATCGTCACTATGCGCTTGGCAATACCTTGGATGAACGCAATGACGGTGAGCACGAACGTCTGGCCATTGCCTCTAGCCTGAGCTCCGCTGACGCGCTGAAAGCTACCCGTTGGGGCCGCTTCATGCTTTTAGGAAAAGACCACACCCTGTGCGGCCATCGGGGCATCAGCTCCTTCGTCAATGCCATGCACCGCGATGAGGCTTCACAGCTCGATTGTTTTGTCGCCTTCGTCCTCGCTCAGCCTCCACTGCTGGGCTCACTTCGCACGGGCAACGTGCGCAAATTCTTTCACCTCACTCAAATCAACTCGAGAGCCTGATCATGCCGGTCATCACCCCAGCCGCCGCCGGCGGCGACAACGTTGTTGCTTTCCTCGACACACTTGCTTGGTCAGAGATCGGCGAAAAGATGCTGAACGATCCGGCCTCCGATAACGGCTACAAGCTGCTGGTGGGATCCTTGCCCGGCAAATTGCTCACATTCAACGACTACAGCCGGCACCCCAACCAGCTCATTAGCTTGCCCAAGCTGGGAATCAAAAGTTCTGCGGCCGGCCGGTACCAGTTCCTATCCAGCACTTGGCGTCAGATCGTGAAGGTGTACGGCTTTAAGGGCCGATTCATTCCGGAGGCTCAGGATCTGGCCGCCATCAAGCTACTCAAGGAATGCGGCGCCCTCCCCCTGATACAGGTAGGCAAGATTTCCGATGCCATTCGTAAGGCCGCGCCGATCTGGGCGAGTCTGCCCGGTGCTGGTTACGGGCAGCGTGAGCACGAGTTGGTCAGCCTCCTCGAGATCTACGAGTCGGAAAAGCCGACAAATGTGCAAACCGATGGCCAGGAGCTGCTTGCCCATTACTGCGATTGCGGCGGAGCGTTGGCATGACGGCGTGGCTGACGTCTGCTCGCTGGTGGGTCGTGCTGGTGATCATCGCGGGCCTGACCGGTTGGGGTCTCACACAGACCTTGCGCCTTGCAGTGACTGCTCGGTCGCTGGCTGAGCTTCAACGTGATCACGCTGCCCAGCAAAACGCGGACGCCGTCGAAAACGCCGTCGGCCTGGCCCTTCACTCTCGCCTCCAACAGGACAACACCCATGCATTCACCACAAACCTGCTCGGTCTGGCCCGCTCAGAAGCTGCCGGCGCTGCTCGTCGCGATTCCGATGCTGATCGCATTGCCGGCCTGCAGCGCGATCTCCGAGCAGCCGCCACTGCCTCAGCGCAGTCAGCAGTTGACGCCAGTACCGCAGGTGATCTCCGAGATCAAAACCGACAGCTCCTCGGAATGGTTGAGCGAGGCGTCGGAGTCGTTGGACACCTCAGAGGCGTGGTTGGACGAGGTGTCGAGGTGGTCGAACGCCGAGACGCTGAAGTCTCAGCGCTGAAAGGGCAAGTCGAAGCCGATCGAGCAGCCTGGGCAACTGGCGAGTGACTCACGCGCTGGCGATCATGATCGCGGCCCAGTCGGTGGTGTAGTCTGCGCTGCGCCGTTCTTGCTTCATGGTCATCTGGCGCCGCGTACCAGCCGTTCCCGCGCTGGCCACCTTCAGCGTGCCACGGCCGTACTTGTCATTGACTGCATCGAGCGCCGCCATCAGTCGCGTGCGATCGCGCGGCTCCGGCTCAAGATCAAGCTCCTGTTGAACGACGCCTACCGGGCTGAGGTCCAGGAGGATCACGCCGGCCTTGATCAGGCGATACCCGGGTTCATAGATCGAGCGCATGCCGGCGCAGGCTGCGTGAACCAGCGCCGCCGTGTCAGATGTCGGGCGACGCAGCGGCACGATGGTGGCTTTGCTGAATTGCGGGTCGTCCCGATGCGGACTGGTGTGAGCGAAGACCTGCAGCTGCGCGGCGACGCTGCCTTGTTGCCGCAGCTTCTGTGCTGCCCGGCTGGCGTATTCCGTGACCGCCTCGATTAGCGGATCGAGATCGGTGATGACCTGGCCGAACGACCTGGTGCAGGCGATCTCCTTCTTCGCCGGCGGCGCGTCCTCCAATGCGATGCAGCTCTGGCCCTGCAGCTCGCGCACCGTGCGCTCGAGCACGACGCTCCAACGGCGCCGGGCGACGACCGGATCCATGCGAACTACGTCCAGCACCGTTGTCAGGCCGGCTGCACGCAGTTGTTCGGCGATGCGCCGGCCGATGCCCCAGACCTCGTCGAGGTCGGTGGCGGCCAGCACGTCGTCTAGATCCTGCGCCGGTAGTGCGGAAAGATCGCAGACCTTCGCCAGTTCATTGGGGTAGCTGCCGGGCTTGCGGTCAGCCGTCTTGGCGATGCCGTTCGCCAGCTTGGCGAGGGTCTTGGTCTGGCCAATGCCGATACCGCAGGGCACGCCAATCCAGCGGTGAATGCGGTCTCTGATCGCATGGCCACGTCGCGCAAGGTCGGGTACGCCGTCCAGGCCAATGAACGACTCGTCAATGCTGTAGATCTCCTGCGTCGGCCCCATCGCGGCCGCAAGCGTCATCATGCGATTGCTCATGTCACCGTACAGCGGGTAGTTCGACGACAGCGCGACCAGGCCCACTTCACGCTCGAGGTGGCGGATTTTGAAATACGGGGCTCCCATGGAGATTCCCAGGTCCTTGGCCTCGTTGCTCCTGGCGATGGCGCAGCCGTCATTGTTGGAAAGTACCACCAGTGGCCGCCCTTGCAGCCGCGGCTGAAAGACTCGCTCGCAAGAGCAGTAGAAGTTGTTGCCGTCGACGAGCGCGAACATCAGCGCTTGAACTGCTTGATGGTGGCGGTGACCACGCCCCAGATCTCCAGGGTCTGGCCCTCGGCCGGAACGATGTCCGAGAAGGCCGGGTTGCCGGCGCGCAGGCGCATGCCATTCGACGTGCTCAGTTCCTTGCAAGTGCACTCGCCGTCGATCACGGCAATCACGATGTGACCATGGCCGGGCCGGATGGCGCGGTCGACCACGACCACATCGTCGTTGAAGATGCCGAACTCCCGCATGCTGTCGCCCTTGATGCGAACCATGAAGGTGGCCTGCGGGTGTTTGACCAGCTCGGAGTTGATGTCGATGCGCTTGAGGAGGTAGTCCTCGGCAGGAGACGCAAAGCCCGCGCGCACGGCGCTGAACAGCGGTAGCGGTAGCGGAAGAAGAGTCGAGACGTCGACTTGAACGGGGGTGTAGCCGATTTCCATGATGGGATCCCTATCGGCTGTGCCGTACGATGAGCCTATGCCGGGTCGTAGCGGATTTCATGCGAGGCCTGGCGGTGTGAGGTGGGTTGTTCTTGTTCATTTGCATCTCTTGTGAATGCTGGATGAAACCTCAGTATAAGCGCCATAACTGGTTAAAAATACAGTAACCATGTGTTCTCACTATCGACCCGTCACCGACGTGCAGCGCTATCGCTCATTTTTCGGAGCAGTGCTGCCTAACGGCACAAGGCCTGATCTGTGGCCGGGCTATGTCGGGTCGTTCATCCGCCGGCCGCGCGAGGCGGATGCCGGCGATGAGGCCGTGGCGCAACACGAAGCCCTCCCGGGCATTTTTGGCTTGATCCCGCATTGGGCGAAAGACACCAAGATTTCGCGGCAGACGTACAACGCCCGCAGCGAGACCGTGGCCGAGAAACCAAGTTTCCGAGATGCGTGGCGCCGCGCGCAGCACTGCATCATCCCGGCGGACTGGATCTACGAGCCGGACTGGCGAAGCGGTAAGGCCGTGCCAACGCGGATCCAGCGGGCCGATGGTCACCCAATGGGAATTGCTGGCCTCTGGGCCTCCTGCAAGCTGGGTGACGAATGGGTGCACAGCTTCACCATGCTGACGGTGAACGCGGATGACCACCAGCTCATGCGCAACTTTCACAAGCCGCAGGATGAGAAACGGATGGTGGTGATTTTGGGGGAAGGCATATACGATGCTTGGCTTGATGCTCAGCCAGGGCCGGCGTCGTGTGAATTCATGCAACAGTTCCCGTCCGAAAGACTAGTCCACGCTTCGGAGATTTGATACTATTTCGAAAAATACCTCAAGACACATATCTCCAGGCACGCCCCTTCAAAGTGAAGAAAATAAATCACCCAAATCTATAAGAATTCACAATCAACACACACTAGCACGCGTAATTCAACCATAAAACAATTCAAATCACCTCCTCCATCAGAATGAAAAAAATCGACTTCACACGTAAAGATTGGCTTTCAAAGAAAAACAAACGTCAAACCAAGAAAATAGTATTACAGAATAAACTCAAGCAATACTATCTTAAAAAAAAGCTAGCCCGTGAATTTATTCTAGGCAAAAAATTTGGGCCTACATCCAAGATCATCGAACTACTTGCCCACGAAGATTCCAAGCCTGCACAAGTCGCCCCAAAACACATCAATGTAACCATACCCTCAAGCTTCTCATTCATCGAACAGCCAGAACGTACATTAAGACTACTGAGAGACCTATCCAGATTGGTAAGAGGTACCCGCCACGTCAAAAGCATACACATCGATCACTCAAGGATGGACGAATTTGATCTAGCTGCAAATGCATTACTAGACACGATAATCATTGAAACCCAACAACAATACAGACTGACACGTCGGAATATTCAAAAATCTGGAGAATACCCATCCTCAGCCGACGCGAAACGCTTTATTAGATCAATAGGAATCGTCAAGCACCTCAATGTTGAATCTGAACTTTTCCAACCGGCAGCGGCAAAAAGATTCAAAATCTTCGACACACGTGTTAAGCACTATTCCAAAGAGCCAGCCAATCTTCGAGCACGACGCGAAACAGTTGCCCTTCAATTCGCGAAACACTTTAATGACTGTCTAGCAATTAACGAGCGCAAACTAACAGAAGGTGGCGAAAAAAGACTAATAAAATGCCTAACAGAGATGATAAACAACGCTGAAGAACATGCGGGAATGTTGGACTGGTCTGTACTAGGGTACATGGATACCGGGCTAGAAGTTCCCATGTGCGAAATTGCAATATTTAATTTTGGCAAAGCTATATCCAAAACTTTTCAAGAACTGGATAGGGCCAGTCTTGCATGGAAGCCAATCAAAAATTATGTTGAGCATCACTCACGCTCAAATATCTTTGATAGCGGATGGCGAGAGCAAGACCTCTTGACGATTGTTGCTTTACAGCCTCGGATTAGCTCAAAGACGTCAGCAGACGACACCACAAGAGGGGTAGGAACTGTTGATTTGCTTAAGTTTTTTTTAAAAATCCATCGCGATTGCAATGGAGAGCAGGACGGAGCTAAGATGGTGATCGTGTCCGGGAGCACTTGCATACGGTTCGATGGCAAGTACAATCTTGACCCCCAGCAAGGCAAGACGGTTGTCGCATTCAATGACGCCAATGACCTACACGAACGCCCGAACAGTGACTACGTCAAGACACTAGGCGACTTGCATTTTCCTGGAACGATCATAAGTATCAAATTCCCAATTTCTGCTATTGGAGCTAGAGGCCCTGAAAATGACTAGCGCAACGATCAATCTCGATGATTTTGAAGGTCCGGTTTTATCGGGTCGTCAACGAGGGAAAGATGCGAGAACGATGACTTCTGTTGACGCACTTGAAGGTAAAAACGACGTAATTTACGTAAAGTTTCCAGATTCAATCAAAATCATTACAAGCTCATTTTTCCTCGGAATGTTCGGACCGAGCATTACTGAGCTTGGCTCAAAAAATGCTTTTAAGAGGAAATTTCAGTTCGCCGTCGACGAAGAAACAGCTGAGGATTTTGAGTTATATATTGAGCTAGCCCTACAAGACACTGACCTACTAGCTAGATGATAATCAAATGCAAAGATTATCAAAAACTCTTGCAGCGAGTATCTTCTTCACTGCATCTTCAATTTATGCACAACAGTTCTCGACCACTGCACCGAATCCTGTCAAGCCGCAGACTGCGGAGATAATTGACTCCAAACACAATGCAATCAGAGTAGTATCCATCCCGGAGAAATCTTTATTGGAAGAGCATGGCTTCTCTTGGGCAGCATTCCTGCTATCACTGCTCTCACTTTGCTGGTCAGGTGCAATTGCGAACAAAGCAAGGAAGCAGTCGGTTTCAGATGAATTTTGGATTAGACAAGTTTGCTATCCAGCAATTATCGTTCCAACGTTACAGCTTGCTGATTGGCTAGAAAAACAAATAGGAGAGCCAGCAACTCAGGAAACCCTAAAAGAAAGTAGAAAGAAGATACTCGAACATCGACGAGCCATACAGGTTCTGCCAAATTTACTTGGCAACACGAAGGATGCGCAAGCGTCACATCATAAACTTACGACATTCCTTCAAACTGTCGAAGACGCGGTCTCAATATTTCTAGCAAAATCTCTTTACGCCAAAGCCAGTGACGCCGAAGAGACGACTGCAAGGCGAAGCATACAAGCATTGGTAACCGAAACAATTAACATCATAAGGCTTCATCAGCAAAAGGTGTAG